TTTTTTCTACACCTCTTTTTCTATTGATTGCTTCTTGATCTTGTGCTACCCCTGGTTTATGGGATGCTTGAACAGCAGTAATTGTTGCTGCTCTCCTTCTTGCCTCTTTCGCTATTGCGTCTAACTCATCAGCACCGGGATGATTTCTTTGTTTTGGAGAAAGACCAATTTTTTTACGAATGGCGTTTCTAACGCCACCAGTTCTAAGTGCTCTTGCACCCATTCGGGCGCCACCAGCAGTAACACCAGATTTTGCTGCCTGTTGAGTCATCGCACCCGCTTTGCGAGCAATATTTCTATATTCTTCATCTACTGATGTTTCTTCTTTGTTAAATCTTGGAAGATCCGTTCCTAAAACTTTTTTTACTTTCTGTGATGGTAACTGTCCTTGTTGTGCAGTCGTCATTTGTTGAAGTTTTTTAGAAGCATTTGTAGTTCTTACTCTTGTATGATCCGATCCAACAACAAAACTTTTACTCTCTACTTTCATCTCACCACTATCAACATAATCTGCCGCAGTATCAATATAATCTGCCGCCTTTGTAATTTTTGATTGAACCCACGCCTCCACATTTCCCTCACCCTTACCCATTTTTTTCTTTAGTCTTTTTACTGCCGAAATAATAGTTGAAAGTTCAGAACGAGCCATTGAATACTCGTGATCCTTTTCTTCATTTGCTGGATGTGGTTTGTTGGGATCATATGAATTTGATGCTAAAGCAACTGGGGTTGAAAACATATCCCAATACTTAGGTCCATATTTACATTCATCTCTAGTTTCTTCTTTTGCACATTTTGGACAATATCTTACCATTCCAGTTTCTTCTTTGATAGAACGACAATCTGGAACTTCTATTCCATCCTTGATTTTTGTCTTCGTAGCAACTTTACCAGGCCAACACTTACTAGCACCTACATTTTTACGTGCTTGCTTTAAACCTTCTTCAATATCTAAAGTTTTTGGATATCCTTTCTCCCCTGGTTTTTTTGGAGGTTTTCCTGCTTTTCTGCGAGCATGAATATTTGCCCAAAGACCCTCCTTCCCTTCAGTAACATCCTTAAATTTTTTATGCTCCTTCTTTGCAGATGCTTCCATTTTTTTAAGTCTTGTATAGTAGTCTGGAATTTCGTCTAAATGCTGAAGAGCAATGTCCATAGCAAGTTTATGATCCTTAGTATGCTCGTGCTCAATTGGTTCTCCCATATCAACTTGCTTCTGAATATCTGAGACATCCATACGATGCTTCTTTGCAATCTGTTCAACTGATTTATGAGGTTTTAATTTCTGCACAATTAAAAAAATTATTCCTTAGTATTATTTAGAAAACCTTGCTTAAGTAGTTTTGATAACTCTGAGGTTGATCCAACAAATACTGCGTTATTTGTGACATTATTCGTAGTTTTTACAACATCTTCCTCAACATCCTTAAGTTTCTTTTGAAGGTCGATTAATTTATCAGTAGTATCAGCAACATTTTTAATCAATTGACCAGCAACTTCATATGCTCTTGGAGAACCTCCCTCTCCAGCAAGTTCCATAATTCCATTAATTGCTTCTTGACCCTTTTCAATCAAAGAATAAAGATTTGCTCTTGTGTATTCATAATCTTTTTTAATGTCACTTTCTTCTCTAGGTTTAATAATTTCTATCTCACATGTTTTGGAGTCACTCTCAATTATTTGGCTGTCAAGGTTTAATGCTTTATCCAATTTATCGTAACTATTTCTCATACTATTTAAATATCAGTTTGCTGAGATGAACTATAAGTTTTGCCGTCGTCAAAATATTCCCAAGAACCATCAAATCCAAAATCATCATCCGGTTCTGCATTTATTGGATCTGGTTGGACTGTATATCTTATTTCTCTCTTAGCAGATGCTATATCGGTAGTTGTATGCGTATCAACTTGAACTTTACGAATTAATCCATCCGTAGTAGAAGCAATAGGACCAAACAGGTATGTTTTTGCTGTAAATTGTAATGTATAAATTAAAGCTCTTCTTGTAGAAAAATCACCTTCATAATCGTCTTGAAAAGAAATATTATCTAATACTACTGGAACATCTCTTTTCTCTCCTATTGAATTTACCAGATCAACAGTTAGTGTAAATGCTGGTTGAAAATATGGTAAAATTTGTTCTATAATCTGTAAAGAATCATCATTCAATTTGCTTAAAATATTTAATTCAAAACCAATATTATATGGAACTGGTAAATATACTTTTTTTAAATTATTCCCATCAGATGCTTTAAATGTTTGAGTTACCCCAGATTTTCTTGAAGAGTCATACTGTATTGAATTCATTTCAAAAGACATTCTTGGTAATGTAATTTGAACTGGTTTATTTAAATCTGGTTGTTGTTCAATTCTTGCTAGAAATTTTTGAGATGGTCCATATGAAATAGGAACTCTTATTTCACTATAAGTACCTCCATCAGCATCCTTATGTTGTATGTACAATTGATTAAACAAAGTTCCAAATGAAACTATTGTTTTTCTAATGATTTCGTGATAGTAATAAGTTCCTAACATTAGTAATTTCCGAATGGGTTTGATTCTGTAAAATCTAGAATTAGATCTGCTTCTTCTTCTATTTCATCGTTTTGTTCATATTTATCAGAAAATTCAGTTCCAGATGTTGTCTTTAATGTGTATATTGATGAGGATGCGGTTCCTACTATATTTTCTCCAGGAATAAAATCACCATCAATTACTCCAACAGTTAAAATATTGGTATCTTTATCCCAAGATTTAACTCTGGAAGTTGTTCCAGATTCAGATCCTCTTATTATTTCATTAAACCTATAAGTTCCTATGCCAGTTAAAAGCGGAGGTGGTGCAATTGTTATTGTTGGAGATGTAGTATACCCAATACCAGCATCTCTAATTAATATTTGAGTTATAGATCCTGATGTTCCAACAACTGCAATTCCCCTTGCAGTAACTCCAGATCCAACTGTAGGGTTACTAAAAGTTACAATTGGAGGTTTGACATAACCCTCACCATAACTACTAAATCCAACAACACGAGCACCATAAGATCCTTCTACAAAATCCGCTGTTGCTGCTGCACCAACACCATTTCCATTAGAATAAATGGTAACGGATGGTATAGAAGTATATCCAGATCCTGGATTAACTAATAATATTTCTTTTATTGAACAAACTCCACCTTTACATGTAGTAATTGCTACTGCAGAAGCTGATATTCCTCCTGCTGGTGCTGGTGAAAAACCTACTGTTGGAATTCCAGTATAACCATTACCGTCATTATTGATAATTATTCTTCTAACATAACCGCTAGAAATTCCAGATGTGGCATTTGCAGTTTGACCAAACGAAAATAATTGTAAAGATGTAATATATCCTTGCTGCTGCAAAGTGCCATCTATTTCATCAACCGCAGTACTAACATCAGAAAATCCTCCAATCTCATCTTCATATTCAAATAGTTCACACTTTAATTCATAAACATAAGTTTTTCCTAACTGATAAAATGGTTGCTCATGCTCAACAAATTTAACTTCAAATAATCTTTTGCCAAGAGGGAAGTAAATAATATCACCTTCTCTAGGTCTTGTTGTTAAAACTATTTCATTATCATCCATTCCTTCTAAAAATGGAGAAATGAAATCTTCAAATCTTTCTTTTGAAATTATTAAAGTTAATTCATCCCTTAAACTCATTCCAAATTTAGTTAGAATATCTCCAGATCCACCATAACCATCGAAATTACTAACGTATGCTTCAATCGAATAGTTATCATCAAATCTTGATGTTTGAACCTCTCTAAAAATAGTGTTTTTTCTGACAAATTTTCTGGGTATGTATAAAACTTCAACACCGTATATTTTTAGATGTTCATTTACCAGTTCTTGTATTAATCTTTGTTCACCAGGAGATCCTTGGAGAAAAAATGAATTTAATGCCATATTAACCGATCATATCTAATGGTGGAAGTTCATATTCTAGAGTCATTCTTTGTTTAATATCTTCTAATTCTTTTTCTGCATCTTCATATATTTCTCTTCCATTTAATTCTACTCCACCTGGAAGTTTAACACCCCTAAATTTTATTAAATTTTGACCCCATTGCTTTTTAATTAATGCAGTTAAATATTTTTTAATAAAACTATCATTATATACTTTAGTAAACTCATTTGGATCTAAAATTCTATAACAATCTATTATAAGAAAATCACCAGCATTATTTCCTTCCCAATTAAAATCTAAATATAATCTATTTTGTCTTTTATTGAATCTAATTTGTTTATCTGTTGTAAGTAAAAAATCAATATCCTCAAGATATGATTTTGTCATAGAATATTGAAGAAGTTGTATAGAATTAAAATAATATAAGTCATTTAAAAATAATTGATATTTAATACTAAACATTCCAGAAGATATTGTACTCGAATTAAATTTAAATATTTTTTCAATACCAATTATAGAATCTGGAACCTGTATATAATTTGAAGATTCGTAAAAATTAAATGTTTTAGTAACACCATTAACATTTGATGATCCAGTGGTTGTAACTATTCCAGAACCAACTGGAGATTTTGCATTTGCAGAACCTCTATCAATATCTTCTTGAGTTATTTGATATTTTAAGTACATTTTTTCAACACCATCAAAGTGTCTTTCATAAAAGTACTGTAAAGCATCATCTACTGCATCATCTATTTGGTCGTCATCGACATTAATTTCTAATATAGGAGCACCTAATTTTCTTAAACAATAATCTACTAGTTGTTGCCTGGATGCTGGTTTAGCCATATTTTTACTTAGTAACTCCTTCTCTAACTAAAGCCATACCCTCAACAACTCTTGTAGTTGAATTGTTATTTGTAAGTAAAACATCATATACATATCTTCCAGGTTTTAGTGATGATGTTGTAGTGGATCCCAAACTAATTCTAATTTGACCAGTTTGCGTATTAACAATAGAAGATGTGAAAGTTGTTACTCCAGTACTTCCCGACCACTTTCTCATTTGAGATTGTACACTTGCTGAAGATAAATTCATCGCAGAATTTGTGGCACTATCTTCCAGAAAAAAATCTTGAGAAAAAGATGCTCCAGAATTAATAACCAGATTACTTACATATATTGAGGCCATTATTCTAGTGCCATAAGTAATATATGAAATATTTATGTTTCATCTTTATTAAAAACTGCAAGTGAAGATAAAACCTCTTGCTGTTTCAAATACAGTTTGAAATAAGATTTTGCTATATTTTTTAAAGATTTAATATCATCAATATTATCTATTTCCGACGCAAATTTAAAATATTCAAAACTTTTACTTAAATTTTGCAATTCAATTTCATCAGGATTCATTTAATAACCTCCTTATTAAAGATTTAATTTCTGATAATTCTTTTTTTAAATTATCAATTTCATTTTTTTGTTTAAGTTTTTCGTCTCTTAATTTAAGATAGTTGTTATATTCAATATTGTCTGCATTCAATATTGCGCCAGTATTTTCATCTCGGTATAAATTTTTATGCCCTTCTATTGGTATCATTATGCTAATGCAATTGCTCTAATATCCTTAAATTTTAATGGTCTTGCTTCATTTGAACCACTCATAACTATTTTAATAACAAATCCGACAAACTGACCTAAATTGTCTGCTGTAAATTCATATTCAGAATATTCACCTTCTGCAGTTGATCCAACATAAAAATCAGAAGTTCCATCATTAAGTGAAGTATCTATAATTGTATCACCAACACCATCCCCATTTATGTCTTTTAGATTACTATATCCTGGGAAAAATTCATAGGATTGGTCAACTTCACTAGAATCTGGACGTATCAATTTGTATAATATTCTAAAATCGTTGGATGAAGATTTATAGCAATTGGTTATTACTTTAAGAGATGATGCTGGTTTTAATAAAGTAATTTGATTCGATATGTAAATTGATGAATGTGGATCATTTATTAATAAATTTGATCTATTATCAGAAATGTAATTGGATATTGGAGTATTTAATTTGTTTCTAATAAGGGCAATTGTAGCACCTTCGGAAGTATCTATAACTGGAGAAATATTTGAATCTCTTGTCCTTAAAGTTAAAGAAATGAGCATAGATTTTAATCTAGGAATTCCAGAAACATTATTGATTTCATTAATTCTAGATGCTATTAATTTTGGTGTGTCAAAATCATTTTTAGAATTTAAAGCTAGTGGAAGAAGACCTTGATCAACAAAAGATGATTCTGATCCAGAAGCACTAGTTCCCGATATTGTTCTAATTGAACTATTTAAAGATGTTCCTGGTGGAGTTAAAATATTAAATTTTGGAATAATTGAATTATATTGATAATTTTGAGTTATTTTGCAATTAGATCCCCCAAATGTTTTTTCTTCCAAAAATGTAGAATTACTAGATTCCCCAGTAACAAATCTTAGATAATAACTGTCTGAAGTTTCTAATGATTTTAGATATTGAGAATCTGTTTTTCTATGTGTCGTATTAATTCTCATTAAAGAAACACCATTACATTCGTACTTATAAACCATGTCACCAGCATTATGATTTCTAATTATGGAATTATTAACTCCTCTAGAAGAAATTTGTAATGTATTTGCATTAACCGAACTGTATGCAATAATTTCATTATTAATTAAAACATATCCGGTATTAATACCAGCAACACCTCCACCATCAAAACTAGAAAATGTTGAAGTACTTGCAACAGATATTGTATTACTTTGAGAAGTTATACTTGATGTTAATTCTTGTGGATTTGTATCTGGAAATGCACCACTAATAGTAATATAATTATTATTATCATGCATACCATGGTTATAATGGTCAACTTTAAATGTTTTGCCATCATATAAGTCATTCAAAATTTTTGGAGTTTGTGTAACTGTAGTTCCAGCTAAAGCAACTTGTGTACCATTTTGGTCGAAATAATATAGAGTATTTCCCAATTGAATTGTTCTTCCTGGAACGTTGGTTAATAATAAAGTATCAATTCCATTTAAATTGGAAACGGATATTAATACACCAGTTCCTTTTGGATTGTATCCAGTGGAAATTCCTAACAAGTCTCCTTTTGAATATCCACTTCCAGAATTTACTATGACTGCGCTACTTAATTTTCCACCAGTAAATGTTAAATTGGCAGTAGCTCCATATACGTTAGGACCAAAACCATTTACGGTGAATAGGGGAACATTTGAATAAACACCATTAGAATATCCAATTCCAACATTTGTTGTTGTTATTCCTGA